AATTGTTGTGTGACCCGAGAACTCTCAAGAATCCACCAATGTTGGTGAGAGCACCACGCCCTATTGATGATGAATACATCCCCAGAGTAGGTGGTCGTATGCAATCTCAAGATGAGAAAGTGCCGACAGTTTATGGGCGCTTGCAGTCTAGTGCCGATACAGGAGCCGGCATTAGTGATGGCAATCAGCTTACGGGTACCATCAAAACCACAAGTGTGGTGAATTCCGCCAGTGTGGGAGGCCCAATGGTACCTACCTATGCCGCCATGATGCAACGCTCAAACATAGTAAGTCCCAGTCTTCAAATTGACCAATTTACTGAGATTGGACCTCTTCAGATTTGTAGCTTTTGGGACTTGTGTTCTAGGCAAGCGCGTCTAGCAATGAAGGATTTTATGTACATGACTTTCACACCTGGCGCTTGCATGAAGCTCAACGTCATCGTTCAAGGTAATCCTTCTGTCAAAGGTGCCTTTGCCATAGCAGTTTATCCTATGACAACCCCTTTAGAAGCGCAGAAAATCGCCACTTCACTGATCAATATCAGTGCTCCCGAGGGAACGTCTATTTTGCAGCTTAACGGTACTAACACTATTGACATTGAAATCCCACTGACTTCAATGCTTGGTGGTCCTGTGCGCCTTGATCGCATCAACGATCGAGCAAATTGTCCTTTCACTGTGGTGTTTTACATGATTACACCCTATCTCGGTACCCCTGACACAAATCCAGTTATGGTCAATTTGCGCACTAGTGTTCACGGTGCCATCCTAAGCACTCCAAAGTTGGTTCCCAATTTGGAGTCATCCGAAGTTGTCGGTTTAGTCCGAGGTAAGTTTCAGTCAGGAGTCATAGATGAAACTGGTGAAACTTACGCTTTGGAACAAAAACCTCAGAGTGATGAGAGTGTTCCTGCTACAACTGCAACTGTACCTCCCGAAGACTTTGAGAAATCTTTGCTCAACAGTATGCGTATGGTCGTTAACAAACAGTGTCCCGAGCTGTCAACAGGCGGACAGAAGGGCGTTTTGTTCCCTTTACACGTCGGTTACTCCGATTTCATTAGCGGTCAAGAAATCAGCGCGACGACGTCCTATCCTGTCACTAAAAATCTGTCGATAACTCCAGGTGAAAGAAACACTACGCCGCAACCGAGTGGTTTCACTACAGATCAATGTGTTTATATGGGCAATTTGCCCGGCGTCTCGTTGCTCTCGTCTTACAGGTTGGTTCAAGCTGACATAACTGTGGCAATCTGGCTCAACACTGTTAGCCAGAAGACTCCTTACGTTGCAGAGGTTATCTATGACAATAGAGTTCTTCTGGGAGCGAAGTACCCTTTGCCAAATATTGATGAAGGCCCTTACAGGCAAGGCAGCATCAGTCAAGGTTACGCTATGTGTTACCCAGGAACCTGGACGATCTTCAATATTCCTTTTGCGTCTAATTTTGGCACTGCGCTAACAGCAACCAGTTATGAGGACATGTCTACTCCAGAATGTTGCCCTTTTGTATTGAGAATCTCATCTCCTTTGAGGAAAGGGATCAATGGAGGCACAGTCACTTCCGTCCCAGAGAGTATGGGTTTTGGACCTGGCACGAACAAAGTTCTTGATATGGACCTTGTTGAGTTTGTGATGTTTGCACGTCTTGGCGAGAACACTACGTATTCAATCCCTTTCCGCGTGCCACACATTTGGTCAAATCCGGAACAACCCGAGGGCAAGTACACTGACAACAGACCTACCGAAAGCATTCCCACCATTTTGGATGTCAAGTGTGGAGTGGCAGGCGCTCCCCACTGGGTTCAAGTCCAGGGCGATATTATCGAGAATGCTGAAAAGGGCTTGTATAAATGTACAGCTGATGCTTTGCCCTATGACCCACTCAACCCGGGTTCGTACTTTGCAAGTAGGGTCATGCAGCATTTTTATGTCTACACTTCTTGTTTGACATATGCTCAATTGAATTCTATTTTTGGCACTTCTTACACTCCAGACACCGTTTTCATCGGCAACGGCATGATGTTTCAGGTAGACACGCAAGATAATTTCTTGCAAATGCCGAGTTTGATTGATGTGCAAATATTGGCCCAGGACCCTGCTGCAGGATCACTGAATCAGGCCTTGACCTCTGACTGCTTTCTTAACGGAGGATATGAGTTCATACCCCCAGGAGTTTTGAGTTCATATACGCCCAGCTTGATTTTGAATGCCAAGGTTTATGCCATTGCCCCGTGGAGGGCAGCTGGTTATATTCCCAAACCTTACAGCGACTACCTGGTTGTAACGGATTCAAAGGATCCCAAAGCTACTCACATTGTGGCTGTTGATTCTGGAGTCCCCTACCAAATCCCCGGTTCAGAGTTGTTTCTTACTGACGTTTACGACATTGGAGGGGGCAACAGGAAAGGATTGTTGAGTGGCTCACCGTTTCTTCAGATCGAAGCGAAAGCTGAGCTGCCCGAGGTTGTTGACGGCAAGGTACAGAGCAGCTTTGATCACGATGCGTTATTACTCGCGGATATTGACATTGTTAAAGGCAAACTTCAAGCAAGGGAAGAGCCTCACGCGAGCGTCCCCGTTTCGAGTTCATCTCATCAGCGCACAAGTTCACAAAAAAACGTTGTCGATTCAAGTGATGAGGAGGAAGATGAAACCGGATCTGATGGTGATGAACCACCAATACGCACGAGAATTACTGACTGTCGACAAGCTGCTGAACAGGCAGAGCATACGGAGGAACCAACCCGAGGTTGGTTTGAGAGACTATCATCATCTTGGTTACCAAAAGGACCACTTCCTACTTTGGAAGATAGCAAAGAAGAGAGTGGAACCCACGATGACGCTCTTTCAGAGGCACATTCGTTACATGCACCTGACGATATTGTTGACAACGGCCGCAATCACGCTCAAGAAGCTTTCTACAGTGACTCACGCGAACAGAAACAGGCGGAACCACCACTGAGGAACAAATATGAGCAAGACGAACGCGAGTTGGGTGAAAAAAGGAAACAGCGCTCCGACAATTTATGTTCGCGTATTATTGATATGGCCACTTCATGGAAACGTTCTGTGTGCGACAAGTCCGTGAACCTTTTCCAGAAGTTTTGGGCTGCACCTTCAACCATGATACAAACCATGTTTGGCGAGCTGACTAATTTGATCAGCAAAGCCTCCTCCACAGCAGTTGATGGATTGATGGGCTCGTTAATTGATCCCATCACCGCTTTCAAAAATTTCTTCACAACCCACCTCGCAAACGTTCCTGTGTTTGTGATTGTAATCCTTGTTGTCTTTGTTGTGTCTGAGCTTTGCAACACCGATTACATGAAAACACGTGTACTCCCTTGGCTGCTAGCACCTCTTGCGAAATTGGTTGGTGCTGTTTGTGGCAGTCTACCCATTGATGACGTCGATGTTTATAATGGCTGGTTTTGGGATTCTTTTAGATCAGTCAGGGACAAGTTTTCTAAGGGTTACAATTATTGCGTTGGTATGTTCAGAAAGAAGAAATACGCTGACAATGAGATGGGTCTGGGTGAGTTTTTGGATGATACCAGTGAAATACCTGAGGACGTTGAGGAAGTTCCCAAAGAAACTTTTGGCACGAAGTTGTCTCATTGGATATCGGTCCTGGTTGACTCATTCTCTTTGCATACTGTGCAAAAATACTTGGGACGTGCAGCTCTTTCCGCTGGCTCAACCTTGTCACTTATGGTTTGGTTGGAAAAAAGGTTCACAAGTGCAAACAGGATGCTTGACTTTTTTGGCAAACTTGCACCATCATGGTACACCTACATAGCTAGCAAGTTTGTGAGCAAACATAGTCCTGCACTTATCGAGATTCACAAGAATTTGGAGTATCTCGAGCAGGCTATTTATGCTGGGGTAGGGTCACCCTTCCTGAAGGACGCTAAAGAACTTGTGATGCGCCATATTTCGGAAGTCGTTAGATTTTCAAACGTCTATGGTTACACACTCGGACCTGTTGATCGGCAGTTCCTTGATAAGATCATAGCGCAGGCCAAGCGCCTCGAATCCCAGCTACCTAACGACAGCAGAGCTAGCTGTCTGAGGGCCCAACCTGTTATGTTGGTCATTTGTGGGGAGCCAGGCATTGGGAAAACTTGCTTTATGAATTGGCTTCTTGCACGATTTGCACAAAACCCGAGTGACATTGCCCGGATAAACATCATGAAGGACTCTAGACTTGAATCTAACATGTACAATGGCCAATCTGTGGCGGAGATTTCCGAGCTTTTTTCGACAACGTCAAAGGAGTCGCGCGACGATCAAATCGCATTTATCTTCCGGTATTGTGAAAATTCCCCGAATGTGGTGGATTCAGCTTTCACAAAGGGTGAAGTCAGGTTCGAACCATTTTTCAGCGCGTCTACGACCAATTACAACTGGACCTTGCCTATATCGGAGGTCACCGACATTTCAGCTCTCCTCAGACGACTCTTGATAGTTAAATTTAGAGTCAAGGACAGTCACCGCGACGGTCCCAATGTCAAAATTGACACCGCAAATTTTTCGCACCTCGAGGCCGCAATCGTTGTCGACGCTAAGATTTGTGATCCTTCCAAGTCCAGGGTCGGTGCCGACCGGGAGTTTAGTTGGCCGGGTGCCACCAACAACAACCCTGTCAGGGTGGGCAGGGAGATCGGAACCGATCGTGTTAAACTTTCCAATGGTGTTTCTTGCAACGTGCGCATGGAGGTCATGGAGGTTGTTGATCTTGTGAATCATTGTATGGATGCTCACAAGAGAAATCTGAATGCACTATTGAGTGTTATCAGAGGTGCTTCAGTGCCCGTTGACACCTTTGCAAGAGACGTCGACAAAATCTTTTCGAAAGATGCTATAAGACGTACCACCATATGCAAGGCTCTTATCAAGACCGCGTTGTTAGAGTATATCACTTATGATGCCGCAAAGGCGGCCCCCACTGTTGGGGAGTTGCTCGATTTTATTCTCGGTCACAAGGTTAACATGACTTGTTATCTCGGTTATGCAGAGGGCAATTCAGTCGACCAGCGCAAGAATTATGGTTCAATGAGTTCCAAATTTGAAAATTCACCACTCAAAAATGATAACAGTATGGACTACGATAGGCTGTTGCCATTGTTCGGTGAGTTGGACAGACACGAGCTAGGTTATTGTCTACAAAAACTTCGTACTGTGCCTCATGCTGACCTCGACAATAGCAAAGTTTCTTATCATGCTACGCAGATGTCCTACGATGATATCGTCAAGGAGCTCATCGAGCAAAACGATGGTGAGCAACCTTTCTTGAAGCAATATCTTTTGAAAGATTTGCTGCCCGACAATCGTAATATTCACCAGTTCAGAATTGTCCAAAAACGGGAGCCTGACTTTTTCGGTCTTGAGAAGAAACATGACTGTTCTTCTCATCCAGATGCTCCTTGTAGAAGGCAAGGCAAATGGGTTGCCGTGAAGAAAAGTCAGGCCTATTGGATGGAGTTTAAAGAGCGAATGTGTGCCTTTTGCTCTCTCATGAGTCTTGGCCGTGATGCCGTTCCGTTGCCTTATGGTGCGCTGGCACCCGAAAACGATTTCGAATACACTATTCGCGCAAGACCAATATTCAACCCCTTTTCGCACGGCTTCTGGTGTAGAAACCGGGCTGGCTGTGATTGCTTCAAGAGAAACGCAAAAGTAGGATTAGGGTCACATTTGGCAGCGCTTGCTGGCACTGCCATGGATCACCCCTATTTAACGATGGGACTTGGTTTCCTGTCGTGGCGCATTGCTTCAAATGTCTTGACTACTTGTAGGACCGTCAAGGCAGTGATGAATACGATGCTCGACACACGTGTTGAAGTTGAACCAGATTTTGAACCACCGCGTAGGCCGTATCTTGGCGGACAGATGAGAGCAGATGTCCATATTGACAGGACTGACCCATTCAAACTTGAGTACGTTTTCGGCTTCGAGACGGAAGATTTTTCGATCGAGAAGATACACGAAATAATGTTTCAGTACATGAAGGAGGGGGCACATCCGTCGTTATATACATGTGCCAACGATATTATTGAACGTGCTGCTCAGTTTTATGACATTCCTCAGGAAGACTTGATTTCAAGTTTCTTGATTTACGATGTGGTGAAGCAACAGCGCGTGTCCAGTGGTCTTGTCAACATATTGGGCGAGGCCATAACCGTTGACAGACTAAAAGCTTATGTTCGCGGCATCATCAGGTTTTACCAGGAGGATCAAAAGGAAACAAGAGAGTACCTTAATTCACTCGAAGAGGAAATCGGCGAGCTTCAGTCAAGGAGCGGGAAAAACAGGAAGCGTGCTGTCGTCCGCAGGGGCAGGAAACCAGCCTTGGTCGATGGTCGTCTCCAAAGCCAACCCGCCGATTGCTATGGTATTACAAAAATTCATGAGGTACAGCGAGTTTTTGAAATGGCACAGCCGCGCGTGTGGGAAATTCGCGTGAAGCCCAAAAATGCTGCAGTTTTCCAGAGAGCTTTTGGCATTGATGTCGGCATGCGGCAAATACTTATTCCACTTCACATGACCGCGAGCGAAGATGCAACCATGTCTGGTCGTGGTGATTACAATCCTATTGCTGACACATTTGAACTGATCACTACCGACAGCCAAAATCGTGACACAATTATGACGGTTGGCAAATCACAAGTTTCAAGTATTCGCTCAATTAATGGCAAGATCAATATTGATGCTGGCATGGTTGATTTGGGCAATGGTCCCGGCACCAGGAAAGCCTTAGGGTTGTTCATGCGTAAAAACGACCTCCTTGAGAGGATAACGTTTTCAGACGTGCTTTTGTTGGCCGGAAAAACCGTTATCAAGATTGGACAGGTGATCATTAAACCTGACCGAACCACTGCAATGGAGAGGATAGAAGGCAGTCCTTTGAGGTACATTCACAGTGGAGTACTGTTGTATCGTTCGATTGGGATTGATATGACAGGATTTTGTGGTTGTCCATATATGGCTAGGCATCAAGGAAACTGGTGGATCATTGGCATTCATTCAGGTATTCAATACGACCTCACAAAGTACGGCCTTGAGAAGGGTGAGTACCAGGTCGGCGTTTTGCTTTGCCAGGAAACTCTCGAAGAGACAATGCCAGTTCAAGGGCCCAAGGTGGCTTTGAAGAGCAACCTTCCTGATTTCTTTGAAATTGGAGGGTTGAACGATGAAGTCAAGTACAACCCCGAAAATAGAGTTGTTGAGGATAGAGCGTTCTGTAGCGTCGGTTCTGACACTAAGGCTTTTCAAGACTCGTACAACAGACGAGGGTTGGAGCCTGTTGCTCAGTATGCTGGTAGGTGTGATATTCCCAATTTAGTACGTCAGAAGACTGGCATAGTCAAAAGTCCAGTGGCACATTTGACTGGCAATGGAGACAGTTATGCCATTGCTTTCCAAGGTGACGAGAAAGTCACGAGCAGAGACATGGCGTGTTTGGGATTGGATAGAACTACTTACACTGGCAGCGGCATGCCCGGTGAAGCTTACACCATCATGAATGACCATTTGCGGTCTATTATCGTTCAAAATCCTCCTTCAGAGCCGATCAAAGATTATGTTACCCTGTTTGAAGTTTTAAACGGTAGTGTTGCCACTGGCCTCACTGTCGACTTCAGTAGCATTTTGACGTCTCAGAAGGTATTTGAGGGCACGCTCCCGTTTGGAGGAGTCGATGGCTCTGCCTCTGCTGGTGTACCGGGCAAAGGTTTTAAACAGCGTGACTTTTTGCGAGAGGAGATCATTGACAATAAACCCTGTCGAGTGCTTGACACCGCGACCCCCGAAGGACGTATTGCTGAACGCGTACTTGCCAGGGTGCTTGAACGTTTGAACTCTGGAGAAACTGTCGCCATGATATTCAGAGTCGTGCTCAAAGATGAAGCTTTGAGCATTTCCAAAGTCAAGGAATGGCTTACAGATGTCTTTCCGGATGAGGAGTACATGGCGAAAGGCGGGAAAACGCGCATTATTATGTGCCTTTTCTTCGTGTACAATCTCGCACTGAAGATTTTTATGATGCCTGTATTGACTTATTTAAAGTCTCTTGGTGTCAAGATCGGCTGGGTCACAGGTAAAAATCCTTATTCACCTGACTTCGAGCAGATCATGCAGGAGTTTTTTAGTGAGATGTACAGAGACTCTCCTAGAAGCCGGTTTCTGGGTGCTGACGTGTCTGACCAAGAGAGCAGAATTGATACAAATACTATTTCTGGTCTTATTGGTTTGGTAGATACGGTTTACAGTGTCCAGCGACATGTGTGGTCTCACAAACGTGGTGATGTCTGGGCTAAGTATCGAGATTCGCTGAGACTCCGCCCAGGCAACCACAATGGAGTTGCGCGGGTTGCCGCTATATCCTCCACTTTGCCCTCGTACAATGTGATCGGCAATGAGGTCTTTTACTTTTGTCTGAGGAATCAGTCAGGAAGTTTTCTGACTTCATTTATGTCCACTTATTACACCATTGTATCGGAGGGTTATTCCCTTTTAAAGGGTCACAAACTTGCGCTTGATTTGGTGAGAGATTCACGGTACGCCAAGAACCATGATCTTACCTACAAAAATCCTTTCAGTCTGCGCTCGGTTAGGTTTAGTGGTGATGACCAAGTTGTATGCTATACTGGTGAATTGTTGAGGCTTTATGCTGATGCAAATCGCGTTTTGGCTACAATGCCAGCTACTCGACGGCGTCATTACCCAGTACCATTGGAGCTTGATGCTGAAGCTTCTGAGCCGCGCTGCGCCGGTTCTATGCTTCAAGCGTGCAGTTTGTTTTATAGTGGTTTACCTCTTGCTGATCCTGATCACGGAGGCAATTGCAATTTTACCACTTTTGACAAAACCACTTTCTTGGCAAATTATATGACCGTAAACCCCAAACTATCAGCGATTTTAGCTGAGAGGGGTGTTCGAGTCGATTTGTTTGCTCGGTTGCAAGACAGCAGCAAGCAGAAATGCCTTAATTTTGTAAGGGCAGCTGACGGCGACGATTTGATGGCTCCACTGTGTCAGAATTTCAACACAGCTTTGGAACTCACGTTCACAGCCGGTCCTGATGAGTTTGAACTCTTCAGGAACGATTTGATTGACATGCTCCAGTGTGTCGGTGTCCAGTTTCCGTTAGTCACTTTTGAGCAATGTTTGGAAAGATTTGTATCCAGGGATTATGTCCTTGGTGATGAAGACAATATCTTTCCTATTCACTAATTTCGTTGGGGAACTAATTGGTGCTCACAATTTTCATTTCATTTCGTTTCATCAGTACGTTTTGAATGCACTTATGACGCGACACAGCACAGCGTGCACGCTGC